GACAGGGACGTTCTTTCAAGAGACTGAATGAACTCTTTGCCATGACAGGTCAGGTTGGTTTTCTTGCAAGTCAGAGACTTGACGGAAAGCTAATTCTTCCAGAAGCTATCAAGACACTTACCATCAAGAAAGCGTAATCAGAGAAAGGGGTTGGAGTGGGTGGTAACTTTACAGGAAGTCAAGCAGTATCTGCGGATTGATTTTGAAGATGACGATACATTGTTGCTCTCCCTTATTTCAACTGCAAAACAGCTGGTAATGGATGTGGGAAGAATGGACGAGGAACGCTTTTCAGAAAACGAAGATGTGGTACGAACAGCGATGCTCTACACGGTTTCTTATCTCTATGAAAACCGCAATACTGCAGACTTTTCCAAGCTGACGTTAACGCTTCGTGCCATGCTGTTTGCACAGCGAGAGGATGTGATTTGATGGAAATTGGAACACTCAATCAGAGAATCGCCTTTCTGGAGAATCGTGTCGTTACCGATGAAATTGGCAATCACACCGCTGTGTGGGACGAAGCTTTTTCCTGCTTGGCAAGAGTGACTTTGAAATTTTCTGTGGAGCATACGGATGCTGGTGTGACCAAAGAAACACAAACGCTGGAATTCCTCATTCGGCAAAGTCGAAACTGGATGCCGTCTGTAACAGGCAACCGAATCTTGTTTCAGGGAAATATTTATGACATCACCGGTATTACACCGGATTATCTGCACAAGGATTATCTGAAAATTACTGCAGAAGCCAGAAAGGCAGGACAAAATGACCAGTATTGACAATCTTGCAGCGGAAATCATGCAGGGCTTGCAAGAATATGCAGACCTTGCAGATACCGCCATGAAAAAGGC